GGTGATGATCTTAAGATCGAAGAGTTTAGAGAGATTATCAAAATCTATCAACGCCTAGTGTATCGCAAAGAGGAGGCATTAGGAGGGTGGGGATTACCAGATTGGGTGGCAGTTTAAGAACTGGCACACATAACCCCCATTTTATCTGATGGGGGTTTATTATTAAATCAGTTAAAACAAATCAAATGAATCTCTCCAAAGAAGATCTCCGATTAATCAACGAAGTTTTCTGCATCGCATACTCATTCGATCTCCCTGAGAAATGGGATGATGATTTTGAGGATGATCCTGAAATGAATGAGAATTTCACATCTACACGATTCTCTGAAGTTTGGGATCGAATAAGTGCCAGTATCTAAACTGGCACACTAGGGGTTGAAAAATACCCCTTTCCATTTTATTATTAAATCAGTTCAAAGGAATTCATTTATGCAACTCCGCAAACTTGGTAACAATCAAACCCAAATTGATTACGCTAACGGGACGTCAGTTCTTTTCAGTTATGAGACACCCGTGGCATCATTAACCGACAACGGTTATTACAAAACTTCTAAGCACTGGTCAGCAACTACGACAAGGCACATTAACAAGTGGTTAGACGGTGTCCTTGCCAAAGAGCAACCACAAGCATACTTTGACGGTCTTATTCTTACAAACTAATGGACGACTTTCTATTCGACGCTGACTCTGCTTTAGATGCTCTCATTAACGAGGGCATCCAGGAAGATCAAGAGACAGACTTTGACACCTTTTTAAAATCATCAACAGACTACTAATGCAGTCCCTTGACCCTATAGTATATGATGCCATTTTACAATATGAACAGGACATTAGTCCAGTTCATAAAGTGGCACAACATACACCCCAAACCACTAAAAGTGGGTTTACAATAAAAACAACAAGGCGAAGAAACGCCCTAACCGATTTTTAATTATGTCCCACCCAGTAAACACCGAAATCCTTGAAACATTATTTGAGGAAGCATTGGAGGAAATAGGCATTTCTGAGGATTCTCCATTTTTTGCAGATGCTAAGGGAATTGCAGAGCATATGGCAATGGATAAATTCCTTGCTATGTGCCAGTAAACAAAGTGTCACAAGGGAGGTTTAAATCTCCCTTTACTTTCCTATAATAAAAACAACAACAAAAACAGTTATGCTTTTTGAAATCATCTCCGACAATGTTGACTTTATGTTCACGGATGTTGAAGAGATCGGAACCAGTGACGTCAGCATTTGCGTCAATCGGATCATTAAGGAATACGCTCCCTTCACTGAGGACTATGCCTCAACGCCTACCAGGCAAGTCATACGACGCTGTGTTCTGAATTGCTTGCACGTATTGGAAGACTTACACTACATCCAAACCAAAGAGGACAAAGAGATGACCGCTTGTTATGTAATGAGCGATACAGGCAGACACTACAAAGAGACATAAGTCTCTTTTTTTTGTCTTTTATAAAAAAAAGACGACTCCCTGAGTGTCGAAGATTTTTGTCATCAGTGCTACCCCGCACCTCTTTGATTTGTTACTCTTATTATAATGCAGCAGCGACAGAAGTCATCCGACTCTGTGCCACTTATTAAACTGGCACAACTGACACACCACTATCAAATATCTGTGCTTATAATAAGAATATGAATAAGAAACCAATGACTTTTAAATCTGACCTCACTCCTGAATTTGGCGGTGCTGTTCTAATGAATGAAACAGCAAAGAAGGATAAAGCAGTTATGGCAGCATTAAGAAGTCTCCAGGAACAAAACTGGGAATTCAAGTCACACCCTACAGGGTATTGGAACATCAGCGACAAAGACTGATTTTCTTAACAATTCAGGGGTTGGCAGATCCCCTTAAAACTGCCATAATAAAGACATCTCAAACAAAGAGCAGCAATGACTCAAACTTTCCTCAATCTCAAATCATTCTTTAACGGTGACCACCTATCACTTGAAGAGCACAAAATGCTACCTTACAGAATTACACAGGTAGGAAAGGAAAACGCCCTATTCATTACAGACCTTGAACTCCGTGCTTGGATGGAAGACACCCTCAACGAATGGGAGGAGGACGCAGAGGATTTCCAGGAAGAGATAGAAGACCTTGTCTCTGGACTTATGGACGGCGACTTCACTAAAGATCAGATAATAGAATTCCTTGACTCTGGTAATTACTCAACCTGCGACCTTGAGCACTTCAGAGAGTACCGCAGAATGTGCGACGAATTCGATCAGGACGCAGTCGACTCTTTCTGTGAGGACTTTTACATCGACTCTATTGAGCACTTTGAGGAGGCATATCAGGGCATTTATGACAGTGGTGCTGACTTCGCTGAACAGTTAGTCTCCGACTGCTATGGTATGGGTGACTTTCCATCTTGGGTGCACATAGACTGGGAGGCATCTTGGGACCACGCCCTATCCTATGACTACAGCATCACGGCGGACGGGTACGTATTCTGTAACAACTTCTAAGAGTGACAGTTGGGGAAGTGGCACACGCTTCCCCCATTCGTTCCCTTATCCCCTTATAATAAGAGTATTAAAGCAATGAACTCTATGGCAAAAGCAATCGGAACAGTAAGAGCAACCGACACCAATGTCAAGGGAGCAGTTCTGAGAGCATCATCAGGCGGCGGTATGACTTTCACAAAGGCACGGGGTCTGGGAAGGTGTATGGTCAAAGACCTTGACGGTGTAATCGCAAGAGCGAAACTACAGTATAAGGCAGACCGCAGAGCAATGGTAATGGAGGGGTCAGCAACCTAACTGGCACAATGGGTTCGTGTATTGGCAGTGCCCCCGTCCGTGGGGGTTCGCCGCCCCCGCCCGATATAAAAACGCCTAACTACCCTAACCTACAAAGTGTTACGGAAGCGAGGTCAATATTACAATGAAACTCAAATTTTTTTTCGCTAGTCAAAAAATCCTCACAGGATCACTATTGCAAAAAAGTCGCAATTGATATATAATGCAAAAAGAGAATGCTTGTAATGAGAAAAAATCCCGACCAAAATATTTGCCCCATAGAGATTGATCCAGTAACAGACGAGTATAAGATAACGATACCTGAATGGTTAATCAATGATATGGGATGGTATGAAGGTATGGAATTAAACTGGATACAAGATTCGGATATTATTTGTATTGAAGAGGCAGAATGAGTACCTTTCACATATACTTAAATGATCGTTGTTTGTTTAAGGATTTGAATGAAGAGGAGTTTGATATTATATGGGGAAGATTATACAGATCATATTATAAGGAAGAGGTATCATATACAGAAGTTACGGATATCCCCAATGAACAATATATCGATGCATCATATTGACAATATAACTATATTGATGTATGATATGTGAGTAATTACACAACGTTATGGCAAAAGGTTTTACAGTAAAAGCAAAATCTCCGATTGTCAAGAAAGCCCCTGAATGGGATTTTGATAAAGCAAGAGAGATGGTGAAGGGTAAGACAGTAGTATTCTGTTTACCTGGTCGTGGTGTTTCATATGCATTTTTAAAAAGTTTTGTACAGTTATGCTTTGATCTTGTCCAAGCGGGTGCTTCGATACAGATCTCCCAAGATTATTCGTCAATGGTTAACTTCGCAAGATGTAAGTGTCTAGGAGCGAATGTTCTCAGAGGTCCGAATCAGAAACCTTGGGATGGGCAGTTAAATTATGATTGGCAATTATGGATTGATTCAGATATTGTTTTTAACAGTGAGAAGTTCTGGCAGTTGATTCTAATGGATAAGGATATTGCTGCTGGTTGGTATATGACTGAAGATGGTAAGACAACATCAGTTGCACATTGGTTAGAAGAAGATGATTTCAGAACAAATGGTGGAGTAATGAATCACGAAACAGGTGATACAATTACAAAGCGTTCAAAACCATTTACAGTTGATTATACTGGTTTTGGTTGGTTACTGATTAAGAATGGTGTATTTGAACACGAGGGTCTACCTTATCCTTGGTTTGCTCCAAAGATGCAGGTATTTGAATCGGGTGAGGTACAAGATATGTGTGGAGAAGATGTGTCATTCTGCTTAGATGCAAAGGAAGCAGGTTTTGAAATATGGTGCGATCCACGTATTAGAGTTGGTCACGAGAAAACAAGAGTAATTTGAAATGGCTAGCAAATCTTCACAAGCAATCAAAAGATGGGTTAAGTTACATATGCCAGAGAAATCCAATGCGGAACTCTGGTATTTGTCTATGCAATGTTTATTAGAACTTGAGCGTAGAGATTCAGATACATCGATTGGTTTAAGTTTTGATCATCCTTTAAATGTTTTTTTAGATAGAGATGACGAGTCGATATAACGTCCTCCGTAATGGTAAAGTAATCTTTACGAATATAAGTCAAATGGAATACTTTGATTTAATGGATGATTTTGCATTGGAGTTTTATCAAACAGGAACTCCGCATCCCAATGAAATTAGTTTTGAGATACTAGAAGATGAGTAAAGTAGCAATTGCTTATAAGGGCAGTTTTAGTTCACCGCTAAGTCTCGTAGAGAGCACCATAGAGAATCATAAATCAATGTTTTTGGATTACTTCGAGGACATTGATTTCTTTTTTAGTACCTATAATATTGGTGATAATGAACTTAGAGATCTTTATGGGAAGCATTTAGGTGAGATAGAGTGGGGTTTTATTGATGGAAGTTTTCTAACTGCTTCGACTTGGGCGGCACAGTTTGAACACCACGGAAACCTCGCTCGGATGATTGGCAACCGTGAAACTCGATATGATTTGATCGTAATTACTCGACCTGATTTACGTTGGTTGAGGTCTTATAATGTGGTAAACATTGATAACTCGAAGTTTAATATAGCGATTCAGCATCAATCAGGTAATTGTGATGATAATCTCTTTGTATTCCCCCAGAATTATTTGGATGGGTTTGTAAAGAGTATTAATGAACTTAAAAGTGGTGGCGGTATTACACACGCATTAAATCATCGTTTGGTTGAGAATGGTGTTCCAATTCATTATATGCAGGAGTATGATGAATCTACATTCCATACTAATTCTAATTTGGGGCAATCGATCTTTACAATGTGCAAATACTTATGAATACTCCTACAACCCAATTAAAAGATCTTATATACGTTGAGAAAGGCATTATACCACCTGAGTTGTGTGATGCCTGTGTTAATGATATAAAGAGGCGTACAGGATGGGAAGCACATCAATGGTATAGTAATGATTCAGGGCAGGTAAGTTTAAATACTAAAGATAAGAAGGAATTAGATATACTATTTGCAGGAAGAGAATTAGATAATAAGTTTCTTCCTATTATATTTGAAGTTGGATCAATCTATAATGAGAAGTTTGCATGGGATTCACCTTTAACATCAGAGATTATAAGTACAACCACGGTACTTCGATTTAATCGTTATCGTGAAGGGGAAGAGATGTTTCAACATATGGATCATATTCATTCTTTATTTGAAGGTGAAAGAAGAGGAATACCTGTATTGAGTTTTATTCTTAACTTTAATGATGATTATGAAGGTGCTGATTTATATTTTTGGGATGATACAGTTGTTTCTTTAGGAAAAGGTGATATAATAGTATGGCCATCGTTATTTTTATTTCCGCATGCAGTCTCTAAATGTACGAAAGGAACTAGATACTCAGCAGTTACATGGGCTTGGTGAAAATATGGAAGAAGTTACAAAACCGTGGGGATCTTATACTAATCTTTTAGATGAAGATTATACTAAAGTTAAGAAGATAATCGTTAAACCTGGTCAATCCCCTAGTTATCAGTATCATTATAAAAGAAGTGAGGTATGGATTATCGTAAAGGGCGTTTGTACTGTGCGTTATAATGATATTTTAAAGGATTATGGAGTTGGAGATACTATAAACATTTCTAGATTAGGTAAACATCAACCAATAAACAATGGAACTGAAGACGTAGTGTTTATTGAAGTACAATTAGGTACTTATTTTGGTGAAGATGACATTGTGAGATTGGAAGACAAGTATGGAAGAGTATAAAGTATTACTTACCACAAGTGGATTAGGTTCTAGATTAGGAAATTTAACAAAGTTTACCAATAAAAGTCTTGTTCGTATTGGTGATAAACCTACAATTTCACATATAATTGAATCTTACCCCTTAGAGGTTGAATTTATCGTGACTCTGGGGCATTACGGATCACATGTGAAGCAGTATTTAACACTTGCACACCCAGAAAGATCAATAAAATTTGTAGAAGTTGATAATTATATGGGTGAAGGAAGTAGTTTACTCTATTCTATCTCTCATTGTGAGGAGGAACTTCAATGTCCTTTCATCTTTCACGCTTGTGATACCATTCTAGGTAGTAATTATATTGATAAGGTAGATTTCACTACAAACTGGTCTATAGGCGGTATAGGTGATAATAGTCAGGCATACAGAACAGTGAACTGTGTGAATGGATGGATCGTTTCTATCAATGAAAAGGGTGAACAAAACTTTGATTATGTGTATGTTGGGGTATCTGGTATCAAAGATTACCAAATATTTTGGCAAAATTGTAGAGATATACTCAATACAGTTAAAACTAGCGATTTAAGTGACTGTCATATCATCCGTAAGATGGATAATTTCAGGGTTTTTACTACTGATGAGTGGTATGATATGGGAAATATGGATTCTTTAAAGAAAACACGTTCAGTCCTAAAAGGAACGATCAATGTATTGGATAAGGATAATGAAAATATCTTTATTGTGAACAATCATGTAATCAAATTCTTTGAAAATAAGAAGATTTGCTCCGACAGAATCTCAAGAACCCAAAATTTAAAGCATTTAGTGCCTCCAATCGTAGAAAGTTCTGAAAACTTCTACAAATACAAGTATGTTGAGGGTCATTTACTTGCTGATGGCATTAGTTTAGAGGATTTTAGGCATTTATTGAACTGGGCAACTGATAATCTATGGAAAAACAAGCAGGATGCATCATTTAAAAATAACGCACTGTCCTTTTATAGGGACAAAACAATTTTAAGAGTGGATAAATTCCTTGATAAGTACAATCTCATCGATAAGACGGATGATATTAACGGAATTACGGTTCCTCCTATAAATTCTATGCTTGAATTAGTAGATTTTAATAAAATTATGGGTTCAGAACCCACTGGATTTCATGGAGACTTCATTCTAGATAACATTTTACTTAAAGATGATGAATTTACACTCATTGATTGGCGACAAGACTTCAATGGAAGTATTGATGCAGGTGATATGAGGTATGA